CCCGGCCGAGCCGATGGCCGCGATAGAGTCGAACAATGATTACGCGGCGTTGGTCATCGTGTCGTTCGGCGTGCCGGAGGAAGGCCAGTCGGAGACGGTCAGCGCATCCGTCATCCGTGTCATGCCTGACGGTTCGGAGGTGCTTATCGCCTCGAACCTGTTGGACCAGCAGTTGGCCGTGGACCCCATTCCCCCGTTGAACACCGACTTCCATTACAGGGTGGTCGCGTATTCGGCTATGGGCACGACCATCGCACGCATGGTGGACGCGCGCATCGAATCCGGGTTCGGAGTGTTGAACTTCGGCACGGATGCGGGTCAGACGTTATTGCTCGGCTATAACAACACGGTGTCTCATAAGCGTTCCCATTCGACCAGCGAGTTTCATTTCGCGCGGGGCGACGGGGCGAATGCTCTGCCTTCCAGCTACGAATTGGACCAGTTGGATTCCACGGTGAGCGTCACCGGCGTATGGGAGTGGGACCAAGCGTTGTGGCTGCGGATACTCTCGTTGGCTGACGGATACCCTTACGCATGGTATCGGGAGCCTTCCGGCCTGCGTATCTACGTGAAGGCGGAACAGTCCGTGAGCGTTGACATCGCGGACAAGAAGAACATCAGCTATTCCGCCGACCTGACCCAATTGACATGGGAGGAGCCCGTCCTATGAGTGATTGGAGCAAGCCTTTCAAGGTCGCCTACCGTGTGATGCGAGTCAACAGGAACACGGGTTTGGAGACCGGACGGTTGGATTGGGTGATATCCGGGGGCAGCATCGAACGCAACCAGGACACCAATATCTGCGAATCCGGTTCCCTGACCGTGGAGGGGGCGACCGACCTGGGCACCGACCGGCTACGGATATGGGCCGACTGCACGTGGCATGACGGTTCCACGGCAAGTGTGCCGTTGGGCACGTTCCTTCCCAACATCCCCAAGCGCAGCGTGAACGGCAAGGAATCTTCCAGCCAACTGGATTTGTACGGGCTGCTGCAAGAAGTCGATGACGACATGTTCGAGTCGCCGATAACGATAGGCAAGGGCAAGAAGGCCGTGACCGCCGCCGCCGACATCCTCAAGGGATGCGGGCTTCAGGTCGCGGCCTACAATCCCGGCAATTACACGCTGAAGGATAATTGGACGTTCGGTTTGAGGTCCGATAAGGACAAGGACAAGGGCAGCACCAAGCTTGACGCGGTGAACGATCTCTTGGATTTGGCCGGATACTCCAGTGCGAGAACCGACGAGTACGGGCGCGTCATATTGGAGAAGTATGTGGAGCCGGGCAAACGCCAGCCGAAATGGACGTTTCAGGAGGGTGCGAACGCCACGTTCCTCACCACCATGACCGACGAACGCGACCTGCGTGAGGTGGCGAACGTGGTGAAGGTCACCTACTACAACACGGACAAGGAATACGTTTCGACCGCGATTGACGATGACCCGGCTTCGGAGTTCAGCACTGTCAGCCGTGGCCGCAGGGTGGCTCACGCCTACGAGTATTCCAGCATCCCCGACGAGGTGACTACCGACGAGCAAGGCAGGAAACTCGCCTCGGACAAGGCGTTGGAACTGCTACGCACCGAACAATCCGTGATTCACAGGGTCACGTTCACGCACGTGTACGCTCCTTTGAATCTGACCGACGTGGTGGACTTGGAGTATCCGACCGGCTCGGTTTCCGGCAGGTTTGCGATACGCGCGCAGAATATCACTTTGGAGGCCGGTATTCCCATCAAATGCGAGGCCCGTACCTTCCAGCGTCCAAGCGAACCAACAACAGTGAAGGCATAAATGCAGTCGAACCTGATAAGGGCCGGCAATCGTCTGGCCGAAATCATGCCCTCCCAAGTGGGGGCGGAAGCCACCATCACGCGCATCGGCACCATCAACACGGTGTACGACACAGGAGGGTATTGGACCGCTGACGTGGATATGAGCGGCGGCACGCTCATGGGATTGCAGATGACCACGGATTGTGTGGGAGCCCGAGCCGGTGACAGGTGCGTGGTGGAAACCTACGCGAAAGTCGCCATCGTCACCGGCATCCTTGCGCGTCCGGGGTGCGGATGCTCCCCCTTGTTTGAGTGGTCGAGCACGCGGAGTGGTACCCCTGGGACTGAGCCTGAGAGTGGTTATCTTGAGAAGACTGCGACTGTTACTTGCGGGGGGCTTATCCTGTGCGAGGTTGCGGCCGCGATCAGCGGTACCGGCGAATACGGTATGGCGTTCGACTTCTTGGACGCGAACGGTGAGCGTAAAGCGTATTGGTGTTCCACGTCGCCGCAGAAGAACGGCGGCACGTTGAGGTGGGTTGCTTCCGGTTCTGTGCGGTTGCCTTACGGCTCGTACACGGTGAAGCTCACGACGTTTCATTGGGGCACGGTTTCCATTGTCGGCAATGATTCGTCTGGTAATAGTCTGCGTTGGCGTGACGCATCGTTAGGGGTTGAAGGTGTTTCGCGTTATGCGCGGTTGCGTATGGCGTGAAGTGGACGTGTCCCGCCTTGCCGTTTGTTGTAAGCATAATACGTAACGCCTGACGATAGTCAGTTGACTTAGCCTCACACCATATCGTGTGGGGCTTTCCCATATTCGAAAGGACACTGAATGTCCCCTTTTCATGACCTGTTTTCAAGCGCCGAGTTTTGGAGCGCGTTGATTCTCGCGCTCCTCGGCGGTGGCGGCATCGGCGGACTGGTCGGCGCGTGGTCGAACAGCAGGAAAACCGAGGCCGATATCGACGGCATCACCGCCGACGCGGCCGACAAGGCCGTGAAGATTCTCACGGAAAGCATCATCGACCCGTTGCGTGAGCAGGTCGCTTTTCAGGAGACCCAAATCCAGCATTTGGAGGAGGTGCAACGCAAGTATTTCAAGATCGTGGCCTATGTGCGTGACCTGTTCCATTGGCTGCAATCGTTCTGCGAAGTGACGGAACCCGAGTTTTTGAAACGTCATCCCAAGCCATCGCTGCCGGACGAGCTTCGCCCGGACGTGGCCCCCGAAACAATCGAATCCAATAAGGAGGAACAGTAATGACCCAAATCCATATTTCCATTAGGAAGCCGAAGACGGGCGGCTTGGACCCTGTGACCGGTACGCTGCGGTTCCGCCCGGTGCGTCGTCACTTCGACGCGGCGAAGAATCTTATTATCGCGGCCTCGTTTGACGCGGACTTGTCCGAAACGGGCGAGCTGACGGTTGACCTGCTGCCCACGACTAGCGCGTTTGTTTGGCAGGTCATCGAGTTGGCGGACACGCCGCAGGCGTACACGCGCTACGTCGAGGTGCCGGACTCCAAGACCAAGGTCGAATACGCGGACCTCGTGGAAGTGGACGCCGGCACGTTCGTCCCGAAGGACATGACAGGCTCCCAACTGTTGAAGGTTCGCAGGGCGTCCACCCAGTCGGAGGCGGAGACGCTTTCCGCACAATACCCGGACGAGCTGGTGTTCTTCAACGAAATCGCCACGACCGCGAAGGCCGCTGCGGCCTTGAGCACGCTGGAGTCCATCACGGCCGAAGCGCAGACGAACGCCATGCTGGCGAAGAGCGCCATGCTGAGCGCCCAGTCCTCCGCGGATTCCGCGACCGCCACCCAGTCCGACCTTAATATCCTCGCGTCGAACGCCAACACGTTGGCGGCTAGCGTCGCCAATGATTCGCAGACCGTGGCCGACACCGCCAACGCGGTTGCGGCGAAGGGCGAGGCGGCTATCGCCGCCATCGATTCGACGGTGCGGGCGGTCAAGGACAAGGCGGAGGCTGCGACCACCGTGCTGCCTTCCACCGGCACCACCGAAGGCACCACCGACACCGGCACCACCGAGGAAACCACGGAGGAACCCGGCAAGGACTCCACGCCAGCCAAGGCCAAGAAGGCCACCGTGAAGGAGGCCTGACCATGCCAGCCTTTTACGCCGGCAAACGTGTCGGCAAACCGTTGATGGGAGGCCACACGTACAACGCCATGTTCAATGGCAAGCTCGTATGGCCCCTCGACAAGGACACGGTCGTCTCCGTCAATATCACGGATGATAAGGGCAAGCCGTTGCCCAAGTCTCTGGCCGTATCCGGCACCCTGAAACTGGGGGCGAAGGCCACGTATGCGGACGGTCATGTTGGCGACCTGCTCACCACCAAGAACGTGACGTTCACAAGCCGGGACACTTCCACCGCCACGGTTTCGGGCAACACGCTCACGTGGCGGCATGGCGGCACGATTCTCGTCACGGCCACCGTCAACGGTTTCACCAGCGCCGCCGTGTCCATCAGCGCGGCCTACGCGCCCGAGTCCATCAAGGTCACGGACGATTCCGGCAAACCCATCGACAACATCACCCTGCGCGTCGGCGAGAGCAAGAACCTCAAGGTGACGATCCTGCCCGATGCGGCATCGCAGGAGTATACGGCATCCATCAAGGATGTGAGTCTCGCATCAGTCAGACAACAGTAAGGGGCAATATCATGCCAACAACAACAGCGTTTAGGGGGGGGGGCTAGTGTCCGCGCCCTCAAGGAGGGCGACACCTCCATCACCATCACCGCAGGCAGCATCGTAAAGACCATCCCGGTCAGTGTATGGGGAAACAAATGGGTGCTGCCCACCCTGCCCGCCACGCGCAACGGAATCACGTTCACCGCGGCCGGCGACGGCATGGTACACGCGAAGGGCACAGCGACCGACTGGGCGATCATCCTCGTCACCCAGGACCTGCCGGCCGGCGAGTACACGCTCGAACACACGCTCGCCGACGGTGTCGGCCTGTTCTGCGAGCTCAAATCCACGGACGGCAGGATCGACCTGTTCTCGCATGGCACGGTCAAGGCGACGCTCCCGGCGGGCGACTACCAGATGCTCGTCAGTGTCTCGCCCGGCAAGACCGTGGACGCAACCATCACCCCAATTCTCAGGAAACTCAACTAAGGCCCCGATATTGGGGCCTTCACCATAAAAGGAGGCCCCAATATGGGCGCACTATCAATAACCGGTATCAAACCGGGGTCCACGAGTCTGAAACTGACCGCCGGCAAGATTACGAAAACCGTGCCGATTACCGTATTGTCGCGTAACCTGCTGTCCTACGGTCCCGCCGAGGGCAACGGTTTGACCGCCACCGTCAACAGTGACGGGTCACTGCACGTCACCGGTACCGCCGCACGGCAGTGGGCGGGCTTGGTGTGGAAGTTCCCATGCTCGGTACAGGGCAACGTGATATTGAGCAGGCCCACCAGTATCGACGGTCTGACCGTCAGCATCAAATGTCTTGACGCTGACGGTGGTCAACTGGGTACCCAGATTATCGCGGGTAAGGCCACGGCAGTCCCTGCCGGCACCGTCAGCCTGCGCTTCGAAATCCTCTCCAGCGAGGCCACGCCCACCATGAAGGACGGCGACCTCCGAGTCCAGCTCGAATCCGGCGACACCGCGCACGAGTGGATGAAACCCGACAAGGCAGATTCTAGTGGTGGTTGCAACACCTGAGGTTTGAGCGGCCTTCCATGGTC